AGCCACGAAGACGAACTGCAGGGACTTGTCCCCCACCATTAACTGCATCGTGCGGGCGGTGATGGGGCTAATGCTGTCACCGAAGCCCGTCCTCACCTCATCGGCAATGCCGTCAGCGAGGTTCATAGCCTGCTGATAGGAGCGTGCTACCTCTCTACGCACCGCCTGCACCTCCTCCTTCTGCTGTACACCTTCGGCTTCAAGCGTGCCGAGAGAGACTGCAAGGCTGGGGGCTTGCACCTCGTTAGAGAGCGTTATCTGTGGCTTGTACTGCTGGGAGAGCTTCGTGCGGATAGCCGTGATACGCACATGGTCGTCAATATCAAGGCTCGTATCTACAAGACGGACATACGCACCGATAGCGAGCTTAGGAGCAAGCACGCCCCAATTCTTCTGTGCGTAGAGTCCATCCAGCTCCGCCTTATACGTCACCTTCGGTTGCAGTGCCTCGTGGAAGTAGCGCACCGAGGCATTGAGAAGCTCCGTCTCCGCCTTCGTGATGTACTCATCGGGCAGGCGAACACCGAACACAGCGTACTTATCGCCCACGGCTGGGTAGAACACCTTCGGCTCGGGGAGCTTCAACCCGTCCTCCTCTACGCTCACCAGCTGGAAGCGCTTTGTGGCGTGGTCGTACCTCAGTACGTCCTTATCTTGGGCGATGTCAAAGGTGCGCCCTGCAAGCCGTCCCGTTTGGAAGGTGATAGTAGCCTTCTCCCCTGCGATGCGGTACTGCGAGTAGTCCACGGGGTTGTCCTTGTCCACGATGTCGTAGTTGCCGTTAGGCGTGACTACCACCGAGCTAACCACGCCCACACGCTGGGGGTAGATGTTCGTACCGTCAAAGCTATCCTCCTTGCGTCCGTCCGTGCTTAGCCCGCTCACGCTGAGGCTCTGCCCATCGGCACTCACAACGTACGTACGACCCTCGTAGGCGAGGGTGCGACCCTTGGGCAGGTGCAGGCTCTTAGCTCCGTACTTAGATGGGTCTATGTTGCGCTCTGTCCCCTGGATGAAGAGCTTGCCCACGGGCGACTTCTCGCTGTCGTTGGAAGCGGTCAACCCCGAGAGCAAGCCCTTGCCCTTGCCATAGGAGAGCGTGACGGCATTAGCCTTGTCGCCTACCACCTTGCCGAGGTTAAGCGTCTTGCCCGTGATGTGCCACTCCGTTTTGAACGCTTCGGCTACTCGGGATAGCGCACTGAGGCAGTCTTCGTGCTTGAAGGAGATAGCCTGCGCCTCCGCCTCTAAGCACGCACCGATAGAGAAGCCCGCTGGCAGGCTACGTAGTACCTGCTCAAGGAAGAAGCGGGGCTTGCCCGTCAGCGTGAACGATAGACGCACGTCCTCGGGGTTGGCTACGATGAACTTGAACTTGGATAGTGCGAGCTGTTGCCCCTCCCCGCTGAGCGTGAGCGTATAGCGGTACTCTCGCTCGGACACCTTCACCACCTCAGCGGGCGTGTAGAGGGCGAACTTCTCGCCCCGCCACGTGCAATACGTGCCGAGAGGGAAGGCAATAGCCTTGTCCGACGTCGTCTCTACCACGAGCGTAGACACTGCGCCTACCTTGGCTTCGTGGTAGCTCTCAGAGCTTATCGGGAAGGGCGTAGCCTTGCCGTTTACGTACAATGTGATCATAGTTTGGTTATGGTAAATGTTATGTCAATCGTCCAGCGGTAGCCGTCGTTATCTGCGCTCACGTCTCGGCTTGTGGAGGTGCTGTACACCCCGCTCACGGGTAGCGTATCTCCGTCAAAGCGGGGTATCGCCCTCAGCCCACGTGCCGTAAGGCGAGATAGGAGCTTATTGCGTGCGTCCCATAGGTCGGGTAGGGTGGGGGCTTTGATGAGTACGGGTACTTCAAGGGAGTACTTCGCCTTGTATGGCCGTGAACCAGCGAAGTAGTACCGCCCCGTCTCGTCCTCCACGCTCGCAATGCCCTTATTCTCGGGGCTTACCCATATAGGCGCACTCGCCACGTCTGCAAGTATCGTCAGCCCATTCTCCCATCTCCCGTTGTCGGTCGGTGCGGGCTTCTCGCTTCGTGAGCAGACCAGCACGGCAGACCAGCCCCCCGCCCACTTCTGCACGTTCTCCACGCTCACGGGGCGGAAGTCCCCGAACTGAATACCCCCAGCGAAGAGGCGTATCGTCCTATTGTTAAGGAGGTCGGGGAAGACGTTCCTACCACGTGAGTACATCGGGATAGCCACCTTCTGCTCCTCTACCTGCGTGGCAGTGATCTCGTCTATCTCTACGCCATCCTCCTCTGCCCAATCCACCGACGGGGGTTCCGTCATCGTGGGGAGGGCGAAGAGGTTCTTGATAGCGTCCTCACCGAGGATAGTGTCCCTGCTACCTACCTCAAGTACTATTACTGCGTTCATCGCTTAATCTTGATGCCGTTACTATCCATCTGAGCGAGGATGAAGCGGGAGGCTTCCATAGCGTCTGCCGTCACCTTCGTATTGCGGTTGATAGCTTGCAGTTCAGCGTACATACGCCCTACGGCCGTGCCGAATTGGTCAAGCCCCATATCCTGTACTGAGGGGAGCCTGCGCACGCCCTGCCCCTCAATGAGTAAGGCGATACTCTCCGTGGCGTTGGCTGTGCGCTCTGAGAGTAGTACGTTCGTGTGCCATAAGCCCGTCAGCACGTCAATGCTATCCTGCGAGGCTTGGGCAATGCCCTTAGCCGTGGCACTGCGGGTGTCGCTGTTCTTGCCTGCGAGGTCAAAGCCGTGAGCCTGCACCATCTCCTCGGTCTTCTTGAGGTAGTCGTTGAAGGCGGGTATCTGCGTCTTCACCCCGTCCACCAGCGAGGACATAGCACGAAGCATAGCCTCCATCTGGTTATCCCCACCCGTGAGGCGCATAGCGTCCGCCACCTCCTTCTGCGCCTTCTCCATAAGAGGCGCGAGGAACGAAGAGTAGGCTATCTGCTTGGCGAAGTTGTTAAGCATATCCCCGATATTGGAGGTGAAGGCTCGTGTAGCGTCCTCTCCCGTGCGGAAAGCCGTAACGAGGGAATCGGTGATGGCGTTACCCAGCGAGCCGAACAGCCCGTGCAGGTAGTCGTTCATCGTCTTGATAGCCTCCTCGTTCTGCTTGTAGAGGGTGAGCATATTCTCCAGCGCCTCCTTACCCCCTTCTCTGAACTCGTGCGTCTTGAGGATAGACTCCGCCAGAGCGACGTTGAGCTTACCGCTCTTGTCAATGAGGTTGGGGTAGAGCTTGCCGAGGGTGGTGTAGTCGTCTACGCTCTTTCTCGCCCACAATATCCCCTCCTTGTGGCTACCCGTCTTGACGGAGATATTCTGGAGCTTGGCGAACTCACCCTTGAGCGTGGGGAGGAGCTTGTTCTTGATCTGCTTGCGGATCTCCTCCATAGCCCTACGCATCTGCTTGGGGACATCTTCGGGCTTACCGCCAATACCGAGGAAGTCCAGCACGCCATCACCTTCTAACTCCTTATCGGAGAAGGCTACGGACTTACGGAACTGCTCCATCGCTTGGCGTGCCACGCTGATAGAGTTAGTAGCACGCTTATATACGTCATCACCGAAGATGGTAGAGCCCTTTTCGTAGAGTAGGTTAGCCTTGAGGAGGGCAGCGTTATACTCCTCTTGCGTGCGTGTGAGCGCCTCGAGGGCTTTCCTGCGCTTCTCCAGCACCTCACGCTCTACCTTCTGCGCACGGCTCACGAGGTTGCCTACAACGCCCACGATAGAGGTAATGCCACCCAGCACGTCCCCGCTGATGATAGAGCCGATGCCCGAAGCTACGCCACCGAGGTCGGAGAGGGCTTGCGTGAGCCCCTCCACTGCGTCCTCCATAGCGCTGTTGCCGAAGATAGCCCCGAAGGACTTCCCCAGCTCCTGCACAAGGGGCGTAGCGTCCTTCACACTCTTGCCAATCTTCGTCACAGAGAGACCGACACGGCTAAAGGCAATATCCGCCTTCCTCTGTGCGCTGGCTCGCTCCTCTTCGGTGGTCGCTGAGGTGGCTTCCCTGCGGGCTTTCTTGTAGTCCGATAGGGCGCTCTTGCCACGGCTCAGTGCGTCCTCCATATTAGCGATGAACGACTGCCACGGAGAGGAGTTGCCCAGCTCGTCACGCAAGCCCCTCAGAGCGTCCGTGATAGCCTTGAGCTTCTCGGGTGAGTTCTGTATAGAGGCGAGTTCGTCCGCACTCATACCAAAGCGCCCTTCCAGCTGGTTCGCTGGCGTATTGGCGAGGTAGTCCAGCATCTCACGTGCGGTGGCGATGGTACTGCGCATCTGCGCCACCGTGCGCTCTCCCTGCTGAGCGAAGAGCTCTACAAAGAGCTGGTTCGTGCGCTGGGAGTGTTCGTAGCGCTCGTTGTCTATCGCCTTGAGCTCGTCTGCCTCTTTCTTCGCCAGCTCTACGAGAGCGGAGGACTTCTGCTCTGCGAGGAGGAGCGAGGTGTCGTCAATGATCTTGCGCTCTGCCTCGTAGCGCTTCTTGATCTCCGTCTTGCGCTCTTCGTAAGAGAGGTACTTATCTCGTAGCTCCTTGATGATCTTCTCTTGCCCCTCTGCGAGAGCTTGGTCAGCCAGCTCACGCCCTGCGAGTATCTGATTGAGGTCTGTATCGCTTAGGTCGGCTTCGCTGAGCTTGCGTTGCTTGTAGACCTCCTTCTTGCTGTCGTGGGTAGCCTCCCATTCCAGCTTCTCAGCCTCACGCACCTTGGCAAGGCGCTCCTGCACTTGGTCGTCAAAGGCGGACATCTTGCGCTTGTGCTGAAGCTGTAGCTCCGCCATCTCCTTGGCAAAGCCATTCTGCATAAGGGATATGCGCTCGGCTTCAAGGTTGAGTTCAGCGTCTCTGCGGGAGCGTGCCAGCTCGCGTGTGCGCTGTTCCTCTTGCTGTCTGCGCTCTTCGGCTTGTCGTGCCTTGGTTAGGGCTTCGCTCTCTGCCGTGGAGCGCTTACGGCTCCCGCCCTTCTTGCTCGTCTCGCCTGCGCCCTTCTCGTACTCCTCACGGGCTTTCTTCTTGAGGTCGTACTCCTCCTTGAGGCGCTTGCGCTCCTCATCGGGGTTCCAGTTGTAGTTGCCGTTCTTGACGGCTTCCTCCTTCTTGCGCTTGAGCTGTTGAGCCGTGAGGTTGTTGAACGCCTTTAGCTCCTTATTCGCCTTCTCCTCTTCCTTCTTGAGGTCGGTGACTGCGTCCTTGTAGGACTTGATGGGCTTCTTGCGGGCTTCCTGCTCACGCTTGATTTGGTTGGCGAGGTTCTCCCAGCCCTTCTCATCGTATGCGTCCTTGATGATAGAGCCAGTTAGGTACATCTCCCTCCCCTGCTTGACGGCTCTCTTTGCCTTCTGTATGTTGATAAGCATAGCGGAGAGCTGGCTGTCGGTGAGTTCGGATAGACCCTTGGCGTTGAAGAGTTGGCTGTCGCTCAGCTTGCCGTACTCCTTTTTCTTGAGAGCGAGTTGCTTCTGCGTGTATTCAAGGCGCTTTACTGCTGGTATAGATAGAGTGCCGTAGGGGTCTCCACCCTTGAGGGCTATTTTACGTATCTCTTCAAGGTTGCGCTTAGCGTCCGTAGCCTCTTCCTGCGCCTTGCCCAGCTCACTCTTAGCCTTGTCTACCTTCGCCTTGCCGTCGTACTCGGCAATCTCACGCTTGAGCTTGGCGATGTCTTGGAGCTTGAGCGTCTCGGTATCGTACTTGTCAAAGATCTGAGGGTAGTACTTCTGCAACTGCTCCAGCGCACTCTGTCGGTCAGCCGTGGCGGAGGCTTCGTCACGCACCACGTTAAGGAGAGCCTCTACGGCTTCCTTGTGCTTCTGCTCCTGCTCCTCGGCTCGCTTCTTCTCTTCGTTGAAGTCCTTCTGCGCACGTTCGGCTGCGCTCGTGGAGTCGCTGAACGCCCACATAGCCGCTATCACTGCCGTGAGAGCTACCGCAATAGCCCCGTAGGGGTTGGCGAGCATAGCGGCGGTTAGGCGGTTGGTGGAGAGCGTCGCTGCGTTCGTGGCGATCGTCTGAATGCCCTTGGCGATAGCGTCCACCCTCGTGGCAACTGCCCACCCCTTGGTAAGGGCGATATTCGTAATCACGGCCGTGCGGTACACCCCGTAGGTCACGATGAGACCTGCAATGACCTTGCCGATCTTCTCGTAGTTCTCCACAAGGTAGGCTACCGCCTTCACGCCCGACGATAGGACGCCCTCGGAAGCCTTCCCCAGCTCGTTGAACATCATATCTATGTTGTCCTGCAAGTTGGAGATCTGCCCCGTGAGGCTCTCGCTCTGAGCCTGCATGAGGTTGTAGAACTTCCCGCCCTTGTTGGTCATATTCTGGAACGCCTGCTCAATGTCGGAGAAGCCCACCTTGCCAGCCGATACAAGGCTATTGATCTCGCTCACGCTCTTGCCTAACACCTTCGCCAGCTCCTCATAGATGGGGATGCCTCGGTTGGCGAACTGCTTAATGTCAATGTTCGTCACCTTACCCGAAGAGCGGAGCGTACCATAGAGGTAGACAATATCCCCGAGGGGCTGAGATAGACCCGCTGCCACGTTCCCGAGGCGCACAATCGTCTCGTTCACCTGATCGGCTGCGAAGCCATAGGCAAGCATATTCTTTGCGCTGGAGGCAATACCCTGCAAGTCAAAGGGGGTGGACGCTGCGGTCTGTGCCAGCTGAGCGAGAAGCTCATTAGCCTGCTCCCCACTGCCGAGCATCGTCTTAAAGGAGATCTCCAACTGCTGGAACTCCCCTCTCACGCTGTACAGCTTGCTCACAAAGTCCTGCACACCGCTCACAGCGAAGATGCCCGCAGCAAGTCCCGCAGCACGCTGGAACGAGTTGCTGAGCAGGTCTACCTCGCCCCTCGCCTCACTGATAGGTGCGCTGTAGCTGGGTAGCTTCGTTGATGTCCCTTGGATCTTCTGCTGGAGGCGGTCAAAGCTCTCTTCTAAGCTCTTCGTGCCTTTGATGAACTCCGTAGGGTCAAGGGTGACAGAGAACGTCTTGTGTGCCATTTATTGCGCTATTTTCTTGAGTGCCGAGGTGAAGTCCCCGAAGGACATACCACGGCTCGTCGTCTTTTTCTTCCCCTCGTCCTTGGGCTTGTAGCTGGGGATAGCCTTAGAGTAGAGGAGGAAATTTGTATAGCTGAGCTCGTAGAGGACGTAATCAAAGCTCAGATGATAGTACTTGGCGAAACTGCCTATTCGTGCCCAGGGGCTGTCGTTTCGTTCACCACCTCCTTCGTTGGCTTCGTTATCATTGTCTTCTTGAGGGAAGTGGTAAGCATAAAAAGCTCCCCTACGTTCATTGTCTCCAGCACGGTGAATAGAGCTGTGGCGAGGTCGGGGATAGTGGCGGTATAGAGGAGCGTTTCTGCCGTCTTGCGTCGCTCCGCTTCGTTGTCACGCTTCTCGCCCGTGATGAACGTGGCGAGGATATGTGCGTAGGTCTCTGCGTCACCGCCCAGGGCGATAAGGTCGTAGAGCGTCATATCTCGCTCCTCTACGTCTGTGACCTGCGCAATGAGAGCCGACACCTCTACCCACGTAGCCAGCGTAGGGGGGTAGACCTTATACTCGGTAGAGCCGATGGACACGGACACGCCCCCCGAGAGGAGCGTATCCGATACCATCTGTTCTGCCTTCTTCTTGAATAAAGGGAGCTTCATCACAGAGCCTTTTTCTTTTCAAGAGAGAAGAGGGGACTGTCCACCTTCGCCTTGAGGATCGTAGCCGTGACGTCAATCCCGTAGCCTGCATCCTCACTAAAGGCGATAGCACCCGTGAGCTTGACACGGGGAGCCTTGAAGACCTCGGCTCCGACCGTCTCAGGGATGATAGCCAGCGCCCACTCCTTCGTAGATACGAGGCTGTTTACCTCGAGAGTGTCGCCAACCTCCTTGACGTTGAACACCCTCTCCATCACGCTCTTGTTGAGGTTCTTCACGTGGAACTTGATGCGGAGGGCAGAAGCGTTGGTGAGGGTGTCTACGATCTCACCGCCTACAGCCTTCCACTCCTTCTTGTCGCCTTCCTCCTGCTCGATGCTCAGCGAACCCTCCTTGACGAAGCCAATGAGGTCCATCCCTGCGGTGGGCATCTTGCTCCCGTCCGTGCCGTTCACTGCACCCACCTGGACTTCTACCTTGCCCCAGGCGGTGTTGTTAGTATCCTGATATGACATATCTGTTACTCTGTTAGTTTGTTATACTTGTATTTGACTCGTACGTTCACAACGCTAAAGCCCTCTTCGGAGAAGGTGGTGGGAGTCCCGTCAAGAACAAGGAGAAAGTCCCCTGTGCGGTGTGCATCTACGAGCTGTGAGATAGCTTCCTCCAGCTCTTCGCACCTTTTAACGTCCTTGACTAATAGAGGCTCCCCGAAATTGCGCATAGGAACATAGGCGTTCACATTGACGACACCGCTCTGCGAGAAGCCGTCTAAGCTATCCCTCCCCGTGAGGAAAGACACTACGACATCCTCCACGTTGCTATCAAAGGGTCGTGTGCCATTTCTGTACACACCACCACTAACCACTACTCTCCCTTTGAGAAGCCCGTGGATATACTCCTCTATCGCTAATCCCGTCTTACGCATTATTCAGCCACCATTGCACCATCTCCTCCGCTAAGAGTTCGCCCGAGGTCGTCACGTCAAAGCCTCTCGCTTCAACCTGCGTTGCATAGGGAGCGCCAGCAACGAGGATAAGGCGTATGCCCTTGCTCTCTCTTGCCAGCTCCTGCACCGCCTCACGACCTGCGGACTGCCCTGCGCTTGCTTTCCTTCCGTTTCCCGTAAACCCGCCCGAATGCACCACCTTGCCATCGTAGCACACTGCCCATCCTATGGAGGCTGAGAGCCTACCCGACTTATCCGCATACTGCTTGCGTCGGATAGCTTCCTCATAGCACCCCTTAGCGATGAAGCGAACATCATCGATGACCTCGGTGATAGCCTCCTTGCGCACCTCTGCGAGGAACTCCCGTAACTCCATCAGCCTAAGATAATCTGCGTGAAGTTGAGTATGCGGGCGTACTCCCAGCTCTGTATCGTGAACTCACCGATAAGACTTCCATCCTCTCGGTATAGCTTTGCGCGTTTCGCAGTTACTGATACAGGTTCAAGGTGTACCTCGTAGGCGTAGCGGGAATGCCCGCCATCCTTGTACGTCCCTCGCTTGTCATTGACCGAGGAGCGGAACATACAAGGGATAAGCTCGCACTCGACAGCCCCCGAAAACACAGGTCTCCCCTTGTCGTCGAAGCTACCTTGTTCGGTCTCTATCGCTTGTATATATCCGTTCTCGTAAATCATAGCCAGCGCACTCTTGGAGGTTCGGAGAGCATATCGGGAAGCCCGAGGCGTCGGCACTCAAGGCGGTAGTACTTAGCTATGTCGTCCTTTGATGCACGAGAGATAGACACCCCCAGCTCACTCACGGAGCTTGGCATCAGAAGGAACTCGGGCAGGCTCTCTACGAAGGCTCTGTGTACACGCTCCACGCCTCCCGCCTCATAGAAGCAGGTATCGTCGCTCGGGGATAGCCCCTTGCTGACAAGCAGAGAGGACACATAGCCATCCGATAGGCTTACCCCCATAGCTCGGTACTTTTCTTGGATATACTCCTGCGGGGTCATATCGTCTACTTGATAGCCTTGAGGTCTACTGAGAGGATATGCTTAGGCAGACGCACCTCGGGGATCCACGCACAAGCGTACTCGATGAAACGACCTTCATCCGTGCGCTGCGTGGAGATCATGTGGTCACCAGCCAGCGTGTTGTACACCTTGTTGGGGACGGGGTCATTCAGCTCGTATGGGCGGAAGTGACGCACCTTACCAATCTCACCCTCGGGCAGGAAGACAATCTTGTCGTCGGGGCAGAGGGGAGACGTAGCACCGCTGAGGTCGGTCACGATATTGTTCACGACACGAATAGCGGGCAGACCCAGCGAGGTCATAATGGCGTTCACCGCCTCGAGGGGGATGATACCAGCCATGGAGACCTCTGCACCACCCAGCGACATCTTGTACTTGCCCATCAGCTCCTTGCTCTTGGCGAAGTACTTGAAGAAGGTCGCCTGACTCATCTCCATCGTGCCGAAGTTGAGGTGGCTGTACTTGTTGCGAAGGTTCACGAGGAACTCCACGAGGTTGTCCTTATCGCTCGCCTTGGCTTCTGCCGTGAGGATAGGGAGGTTCATATCGAGGATAGACACGCCCTTGGGGTTGTCTCCGATAGTCACCTCAGCCTTCCCGTTGAACACGAGGTCAAACAGCACCTTCTCCATGCGCTTGTAGGGCGCAACAGAGAGTTCACGGAAGTCGTCCGTAAGCGTGTTCACCACGGCATCCTGCCCCAGCTGACCAGCATTCACTCGGTCAAGGATGAACTTGAGCTTCTCCAAGCGGTCGTTATCCATCTGGAAGCGGTCGCCCATGTCTGCTACCTCGAGGGTAGCGTCACCCATAGGCGCACGCCCACGGAGTACCTTGCCTGCGTTGCGGTCAATGACCGAACCCATGCGCACTGCCGAGGTCGTCCCGTAGACGGACTTAAACAGACGGGTGGGGGTAGCCTCGAAGCCCATATATCTGCCGAGGATGATTTTGCTACGCTCCGTAGCCAGCGCTCGGTCTGCCACTGCCTTGATAAAGCCAGCGTGACCGAGGATGCTATCAATAGTCAATTCCATATCTGTCGGTTTTGGTTAGTTGGTTGGCTTAGACGAAGAGGAAGCGGGCGGTGAGCGCCTTCTTGTCCTCCTCCGTGACTGGGATATAGAGCTTGTCCGTATCTACCTCAAAGGCACGACCGAGGGCGGTGAGGGTAGCCCCTTCTTCCACCTTGACGGGTGCGTAGGTGAGGTAGTCGGCACTGCCCTTGGCGGTGTTCCCCGTAGCTGCGGTAGCCTCGAAGAGGACTGCACCCTTGGTGAATGCCGACGCATCAGCCTTAGCCGTGATAGTGTCAAACTCCTTGTCGGAGGTGTCTACGCTGTCGATGGTGAGCGTTGCCGTTCCGTTGGAGAGGAACATACCGCTCGCAAGGTTAGCGTACTTGGAGACCTTGACCTTCTTCCCCGAACCAGCCTCTACGACACGCACACGCTTGAGCAGGGTAGCCTTGCGGGTGACCTTGTCGACAGAGATAGGCGCAAGGGGAGGGACTACGGAACCAGCCGTGAGACCCGTGACGTCGAGGTTGAAACCTCCCGAGAGGCGGTAGCCCGTCTCTACGCGGTACAGCTCGTGGACGGGCATATACGCGTTTTCGTCATACTTGATTTTTGCCATGTTCTTTTACTTCTTCTCGTTAAGGATTGCCTCCGTACCTTCGTTCACCTGCTTCACGATAGAGGCCATCACGTCATCGTTGGACGGCTCGCCTGCTTCGGGCTTTCCTGCCCCTCCGAAGCGATTGTTGGCGCTCTCGTCTTGGAACTTCGTGTAGCCCTGCTCGATGTTAGCTACCAGCTCGCCTACGTTCGTATCTTCTCCGAAGGTGCGCCCGCTTAGAGCCATAGTGTAGAAGGACTCGGGAATATTCTTTTCTCCGAGGAGGGCGGTGATCTGTGCCAGCTTACCCTCGTGGGAGCGCTGACCGAGGATGAGTTCGATCTGCTCCTGCTGGGCTTCCAGCTGTTGCATCATCTGCTTCTCCCGCTCGGTGGGTTCGTTCCCCTGATTGTCGTTTGGCTTGGGGTCGGTGGGCTTGGGCTGGGTCTCCTTCTTGAGGGCTTCAAGCTCCTTGCGGAGGGCGGAAGCGCTCGTGCGCTCCTTGTCCACGTCGGACTGATACGCCTTCAGGAAAGACTCTGCACCTGCTACTGACTCTGCGATACGTTCTTCCTCGGTGATGGTTTTTGACAAGAAGTCGGCTACCCCATCAAACGCCTTTTCACTCACCCCGAGATTGGAGTATCTCTGTTTGAGCTGTTGTAAGATTTTAGTTTTCATATCGTTAAGCTATCAGATATATGCAAATATAGATAGCCTGATATTGGGTTTAGGTAGAAATAGAGATATGTTACTAATTTCCTCTATCCCTGTGCTTTTGGGCATAAAAAAGCCCCGCAGAGAGGGTACTCCACGGGGCTATCGTTGTTAGGGGTTGGTTGCTATTCCTTTTCCTCGGTCTTGGTGGGGGTGGTTTTGCTCTCGCTGGGCTTGTCCTCCTCACCTGCCTTGCTTGTCTCTTCGGTGCTTGCCTCAATGGTGAAGGGGACGAGGACAGGGTCAAGACGAAGCGACCTGCCGGCCCTCACCGCTGGCACTTGCAGGGAGATAGCGTGCTTGAGGAAGCTATACCTGCGTGCGAGGTACTCACCGATAACCTCCTCATGCTTGCGGACGGCGATGTGCGCCCCCATGAACACATACTTGAAGGCGACACCCGAGAGGGCAGTCCCCAGCCCTTGGAGGTCTTTGGGGTTGATGCGTGGTGTCATCGTCATCGTGTAGCAGGCATCCTCAAGACGAGCAAGCTCGCTCTCCGCTGCGCTGGTGGACTGATCCCACGTGAGGTAACGCACATCAGCCCCATTCCCCGTCATCTGAATGGTCTGCGTCTTGCCCGAGCGTTGCACGCCTGATACGTCACCACGCAACAGCACCTTTGGGAAGAAGTTATCGTTGATGCAGTCTGCGTAGTTGCTCTCCAACTCCTCTATGCGCTTACGCTTACTCTGTATGCGGTCACAGAGGGCGTGCTTCATCTCCATGTAGATAACGGGTATCTTGTCAAAGCCGTGGAGCTCCTGCGAGATGAGCGCCCAGCCCTTACCCTTCACGTTCTCGTAGGTGTAGACGTGGGTAGCGTCAATCTCCATCAGCTTCTCCACCTCTTTGTCGTCCACCTTGACTGAATAGAAGCGGTAGAAGGAGACGAGGTCGCCATAGGTGTCCTTGATAGGCACGATCCTATCCCCATTGAAGGGTGACCACAGCTCACAGCGGAGGCGTGTATCTGCCCCACGGGCATACTCCTTATCCTCGTAGAACTCGGGGTCTTTGACTGCCCACCAATACTCGGCAACGATGGTCTCAGAGAGGACGGCACGCACGGCACGTTGGTTGATGAAGCGTATCTTGTTCTTCGTCTCCGTCTCACGGATGAGGTCAAGCATATATTCCTGCTCCTTCGTCTTGGCTACGGCTTGCAGGTTGGGGGGTAGCCCCACGGCAAAGGCGGTGTGTATCTCTACGATGAGTTGCTCCAGCGAGGATGAGATGCGGTTTACCTTCTTCGTTTCGTACACCGCCCCAGTGCGCCTGCCGTTGACGTCCACCTCTTCGTCCTTGACCATCACCCTATCGTCGGGGCGGTGCGCCTCACTCATCACCTCGTGGCGGGAGTATTCCCACTGCTCTCTGAGCTGGGCTATGCGCTCCTCTCTGTACTTGGCTCGCACCTTAGGGATAGCGGAGAGCTTCGCCTCCAGCGTCTTGTCTGTCTGTTCCATATAGTCTAAAATATGCCCTCGTAGCTTCGTCTCTGCGTGCCTGACCAGCCGAGGATGTTGCGTAGTATGTAGTAGCGAGTAGCGTCTATGAGGTGGTTGTTAGCGTCTATCGGCTCGTTCGTGTACTGCCCGTCCTTATCCTTAGCCCAGCAGTAGTTGTCCAGCTCGTATTGCAGGTTCTTGCTCCGTGCGGTGATGCAGATATCCATCTCCAGCATCTTGTTGATACCAGCAATGACACTGCCCGCACCCTTGACCACGGGAGAGACACGCAAGCCACCTGCCCTCAGCTCGTCTATGAGGCGGGGGTCGGCAGAGTCTGCCGTGATGTCAAAGCTGGAGTACTGCCGTATAGCTTTGATGATGTCACCGCTACTCATGTGGGTGTTGTAGCATATCTCGTCAAGGTAGAGCGTATTGCCATACACACCGCAGAAGATACCAGCGGTGGGGTCGTTGGTATATCCGAAGTCCAGCCCCAGCCCGCAACGCTGTACGAAGTGGGGCATAGAGTCCACCACGGAGTACCTCTTGAAGATAGCCCCCTCGTTCATCTCTGACCACTTCCCGATGACGATACGTTGGTACTTCTCGGGGTTGTTCGCCTTGATGTCCTCAATCTCGCTCACGAACTCCCGAGAGAGGTATTCTAAGTTGTCAAGGTAGGTCGTGTGGATGTGTAGCACGTTGGGGTGCGTGCTTATCTGCACGGGCACCCCATCTATCACCTCTATGCGGTGCGTGTCCTTGATGTACTTCTGATAGACGAAGTGGGAGGTGCTGGCTGGGTTCATCACCACGATGACCATATTCTGCACCCCCTTAGTACGAATGGAGAGCACCATCTTATCGTAGTCCTCTTCACTGCGCCACTCTTCTGCTTCGTCACACACGAACACCGACACGCCCTGAATACTCTTGAGCTTTGCGGTCTGATTGCCCGAAGAGGCGAGGATACCCATAAACATAAGCTCACTGCCCGTGTACTTATTGATGATGCGGTCTTTCGTCACCTTGAAGTACTCCTGCGTGCCGTCTCGCTCTATCTTATCCTCTACCTCGGGGATGATAGACTTACTCGCCGATACCAGCGTGTAGCGGGTGAAGAGTATCTTGCGGTTCTTCTCAAATGTGAGGCGCTCAAGGAAGCGAGCCACCTCAAAGCTCTTCCCCGAGCCTCGCCCGCCCGTGATAAGCACAATGAACTTATCCTTGTTCGTGTAGAGCGGGTGGTAGACGGAGTGTACGGGGGTGTTAGTCTCCCTCTCTACGCCCATAACTACTCGGTATTATCTGCTATCCACTTAGAGATAGGCACGCCCACATTCATCTCCCCTGTGACGTTCACAGACACCTCCTGCCCGAAGCCTGCTTGCCTACCGAGCTTCTCAATCATAAAGCGGAGCATATTGGGGTCGGGAGGTGTGGTGTAGATCTTATTCCCATCCTCGTCCGTACCCGTCTGTCCAACAGCGAGGAGATGCGCAGTGTCGAGATACACGTCCAGGCGTTTTTCCCACTGCTCTTGGAAGATTTTCCCTATCTCGGGGTTCTCTTTCTCCCATTTAAGCAGGCAATAGCGGGAGACGCCCAGCACCTCAGCCACCTTGCTCTTGTTGCCTAACGTGGTCTTTGCGAGCTGGCGGATAGTGTCAAGGGAGGGTACTTCGAGCTTCTTTCGACCTGCACCCTTCGGACGTGTGCGAGTGCCACCTTTTGACTTTGCCTCTTCCTTCTCCTCCTCCTCCTTCGTTGCCTTCTTTGCCATATCCCTATCCTGCTATTAGTTCGTGTACTGCCTCGCCCTTGAGATACTTGTCCGAGGGGTTGATACCTTGGTCGGGTAGGGCGTGCTGGAGCATCTCCATGAAGTAGAGCTTATTGGCGTAGCTTTGGAAGGAGAGTGTCACGTAGGCTTCTCCCTCGTAGTACTCGCCTTCCATCTTACCTGCCGTCTGCGCTCTCACCTCTTTGACGTGTTCCTTGCGTGCTTGTCGCTCTTCGTCTGAGAGGGGCGTTGCTACGCTCGTGAAGCCTTGCGATGAGGCTTGGTGGTAGTCTGTGATGTCGAATGCTGATGTCTCAGCCATTAGAATGCTGATGTCCGAGCTGTCAAGACCTGCGAGGTCTACGTCAATCTCTGGGAGCATCTTTGCGAGTAGGTCGCTATCGAACTCACCTTGTGCGGTGGTAGAGTTCATGAAGATGTTCTGCTCCTTCTCTTCCTTATCTGTGAGGTGTAGCACCTCTACTCTTATGGGGTAGTCGTTTTCGTTCGTGTCGGGGTCGTAGCGCTGTATCTCGTCAAGGATGGAGAGGCGCTGATGCCCTGATACGAGGTTGCCCGTCTCTTCGTTCCACACGATGCCCCCTGCTAAGCCTACCCGCTTGAGGTTTGCCTTGAGGCGCTTGCGTGCGTCCTCTGTGAGCTTACGGGGGTTGTAGGTGGCGAAGTGTATCTCTGAGCGCATCACCTCACGGGCTGGGGCTTGCTTAATCGCCTTGGTCATACTTGGGGTCGTAGTTAAGGTAGTCGAATAGGATCTTCTCTACTTCGGGGAAGCGTGCTATCACTCGTTCGAGGTCTTGCGGGTACTTATCTCGGCAGAACAGCAGGAACGGGATGTTCGATACGTCCGTGCCTTGGCTCTGCCCGTTGCCGTACTTGAGCGAGGGGATGAGCCTCTTGTGTTTGATGTACGCCTCTACGTCCTTGTTCTTGTAGAGCGAGAGGGGGTATGCTTTGCGGGTAGCCTCGTTGATCATCTCCTGCTCGTAGGTGCGTAGCATAATGCGTCTGTTTAGGCTGTCCGTCTGCTTGAAGCCGTAGATAGCCCACTCTATGCCCGTCATTGCTCGCACGTCCTCGGTGATGTCGCTTAGCGTCTTGATGCGCTGCTTGGGGTCTTGCTCGCAGCCGAACGCACCGTCCTTGATGTATTGGGTGAGGGCGTAGTGCGGTACTGAGATAAAGCGAGCCTTGGGGTACTTCTGCTTCGCCCAAATGATATACTTGTCGATATGCTCTAATCCCTCGACCATGTACATGTAGACGCACACGATCTCTTTGAAGTAGGGGTAGCATAAATCGAGCAAGGCGATACTATCCTTACCCGTTGCCGAGTGGAATAGTATCACCTTGTCCGACTTGGACGCTATCTGCCGTATGCACTCAATAGCGAGGCGCATGGTTAGTACGCTGATGCTCTGAGAGCCCTAACGGCACGTGCGTTGGCTCTTCGGTGCGTGCGTCGAGCTTCGCCTGCTGACCACCCACCTGGGCGGTTCTTCACGGCTCGGTTCTCAGCGGCCACGCCCGAGCGCACGTTGTTGTAACGTCGGATGTTATCGCCTTTTGCCATAATGTAAGATAGTTAAGTTGGTTATGATGATACGCACAGCCCTTGTGGCTATGCGGTGCGGTTAGGGTCTTAGAAGTTCTCGACGACGCACACCTTGCCAAGCTCTATGCCCAGCCACTCATCGTCCTCGGTGAAGCCCTCTCTCTCTGCCTCTGCATAGACTCGCTTGCCTCTCTCGGTGAGTGGGCTCTTCTGCTCGGCTTCTTTCGTGCCTGCCCCAGCAAACTCTACCAGCGCACGGGGCGAGGTAGCCGAGTAGCCCGCTTGAAAGAGGACGTGCGTAAAGGGCTTCACGTCTACCACAGCGTCACCCTCTACCTCGAAGAACTTCTTGATGTAGTGGTCTGAGAGGTCACGGAACTCTACTGTCTTAGCACCCGAGACGATGCGCTCGAGTGGCTCACGTGCGATGGTGAGGTAGACGACGGCCTTAGCGTTGATGCCGTTTTCAGCCATATAGGCTTTCATACGATCTGAGTAGTTCATAATCTTGCTTTGTATGTTGTAAAGTTAGTTAATGAGAAATTGGTTTTATACCTAAAAGCCAATATGTTACTATTTTCTTTGAAATGGGAAAGGGAGCGGTGTTACCCGCCCCCTCGTGATGTTAGTTTTCGCCCTCGAACTCTTCGGGGTGAAGCTTGCGATAGTTCTCTACCGACTTGTCGTAGATGCACTCAAACTCGCCACGCTCGCCATCGTTCATCTTGCGGTAGAACCCCTCGGCTTTTAGAGCCCGAAGCACATTATTGTACTTCACGTTGTCTTCTATTTCTTCGTCGTCCTCGTCGGCTTCGTCCTTCATGAGGTCGTCGACATATACGACCACCTCGATATCAGCAATATTATCAGCCCAAAAGTATCGGGTGCTGACCGTTATCCAGCCATACGAACCGCTCTCGTTTCTCGTGTCAATCTCGATAGAGCTGTTTGCCCTGAGAAGGTCGCCCGTTTCAGCTTGCTTCTCGCAGCGCTTGATAGCCTCGTTGTAGCTGAGCTCTAACAGCGTGCGGGCGAGGTCCTCTGCGCCATCTTCGCCACCCACGAACTCTACAAGGTCGTCAACCCTGAGTAAGTAGTTGTCTGCATACCCCTCTACTGGGGGTAGTGCATACTCGCCTTGGCGGTAGCTGAGCTTCTTAGTATCCATTGTCTTTTGCTTTTTAGTTCGATCTTGTGGCGGGGTTGGGCTATATATACCTTGTCTCCACAGGGATGCCGTAGCTATATATACAGTCCATTGCTTTTGCTATGCCAGCTATTTGTTCGGCCGTGAATTGGTTTACATCAATTTGACGATTTAGTATTTCTATCAATACTTCGAGGTTAGGAATGCCGCAGAGCGCGCGCGCTTCATAAAACTTTTCGTAGGGTAGATTCATTGTCTTTTGTCTTGTTTTAAGTTACGTGTGGATTGCATCTCTTGCTCTCTCACACTACAAAGGTAAGGCAAGTTTTTCACACCACCAAATTTTCAGTGAAATAACTTTCGGTACTTATACTTCTGTTTATTTATGCGTGTTTGGTTGTTATTCGTGGAGTGCATTTTATATCTTATTTTCTCTCTTTGTACTATTTTAGTGAAAGAGCTACTAAGGCGGTGCGTCCCCCTCACTCAGTGCGCCAAGGATACCCACCACCGCCCTCTTATCTTCGGGGCAGGTATTGTAGCGCACGATGAGCGCAGGGATAGAGCGTGAGAGTAGGGTGCGGTTCATCCGCAGCTCTCGGGATAGAGCTGTTGCAAAGTGGCGGGGCAGTCGTTCTCGCTTCTCGATGCACTCGGGGTGCGTGTACAGAATTACCCCCGTGATAACGAGGTCACGGGCGAGGTACTTGTTCATGTAGTCGGGGAGGGTGGAATACGCCCTCTTGACCGCTTCCGACAATGTGAGCTTCTCGGTGGTATTCATTTGCTTGTCTGCTGAGTTGTTCTGATGGTCTGCTTGATGAGGTCGAGTGTAGCCCCCGTGGTGAGGGTCTCGGGCGTGACACGGAGAACACGCCAGCCGAGAGCGGTGGCGGTGTTGTACTTCTCAATATCTCCTAAGAAGCCCTTGGGGCGAGTATGCCGTCCCTGCGTCCATACGCCACCCTCTACCTCGATGGCTATCTTGTGAGAGGGGATGGCGTAGTCAAAGCGCCACCTCCTCACGGGGTGAAACCGAAGCTCACGGACGCACTCCGTCTTGAGGTAGCTTAGGCAAAGGAATACGAATAGGTCGTACGGGTCGGGCTTCGGCTCTCTCCGCTTCTTGGAGGTGGTAGTTTTTCGCATAGGCTGTGTAGTTGGTTGTTAGTTACTCCTTGGGGGTGTTGTATCGGGCTTTGAAATATACGATCTCGACAGGCCATTGCTGCGCCCTCTCAATCTTCGGCTTATCATCGTCCAGGCGTTCTCCGCCTTCGTTCTCCTTGGCAGCCTCAAGCTCGCTCTGGCTGTACTCCTTAGATAAGGCATTGATAGCCTTAACTGCTTCATTCCACTTTCGTCTGTATACATAGACGATAATATCGGCCACCCACTTAGAAAGCCCGTTGGAGGTAACGAAGCCTTCCGAGATAAATACAGCCTGTAATATCGTCATTGATAGGCGGGGTGAACTCTTCTCCATCTCCATAGCCATCTGGCAGTAGTGCTTTGCCTTCTCGAGGTCCCGCACTCCGTCTTTGAGCTTGTACCTGCTCACATACTTGACTACGTTTCCTTGGAAGAAGTCAAGATCAAGCATAGAGATAAGTTTTATTGGCTGAAAAGGCATATCCTTATAGTGACTGCCTCCGATTTGTTCGCTTAATGCGCTGCTGTATTCGTTCGTTTCCATCTGTTCAGTATTTGCGTTTTCGTTAACCTATTGGTGTGGATATGTTAAGCAAAGGGGCGTTTCGTTAACCTATTCCGCCCCTTTACTCCTTGAATTTTATTCCTTGAGTTCGTGGTGCTACTCCTTGAGGTTACTCCTTGACTCCGAGCATTCGGCAGGTGGACTCGAGTCGTTTGGCTTCGGCGAGGGATTTAATCTCATCCACGCTAATATCATCGTAGACACTCAGCACTACTTCATACGGGGAGTACATGTACTGTACCACATCCATTGTACTTAGATACAGCGCGGCACGTGTCCGAATGCCATTATCGTCAAACACCTCCCGAATTGTGTAGAATACATCTGCATCTGCCGATACCTCCATAAGTTCAGCGTAGTGGTCTACCACCTTCTCCCCATCCCTATCAAATGGGTCTGTGCAGCTCCACTCCAGCGGGCATTTCGCCAGCTGGGCTTTTACTTCCTCGCGTGTCATTTCTTCCTGTTTACGATGTAGTTTACAGCCAATTTCTTTAGCCTAACCTCTGACCTTCTGATGTCTCCATATAGCTTTTCCATTGGCTTATCCCCCCCCCCCGTTTCCCACACCTCGA